CGAACGGAAGGCAAAGAGGAAAAGGGCGATAGAGTTATTCCGTGGGACTTTGACAAGTTGAACGATGAACTGTCGCGTATGTAATGCCCCCAAGGCGGGAAGGGACTATCTTGAACAGAGCGATAGATACTATCGACAAGCGGCTCGACTTGGCTGTTGCTATCGAGCGGCTAGAGCCACTTGACCGCGCCATTGTGCGTTACTGGCTGCAAGGCTATACGCAGAGAGAGATAGGGAAGATGATAGGCGACCCGGTGGAGTATACGCATCAGGCCGTGAGCTATCGCCTCAGGGGCGCGTTCGGACTTATTCTTGACTCTTTTGGTTGAGTTTTTGCCAAACACCCCTCGGAATGTACAGTAGGGATAGAGGGGATAGATATGTCAAACAATGGGCCGCTGTATCGGGAGTGCATAGCTTGCGGGATTATCATTGAAAAGCCGTTCTGGCTGTGCCAAACGTGTGAGGATACCCATGGCGTACTGGGTGTGCCGTCACGCCTCTGGCCGCGCTTTCTCAAGGACATGTACAACATGGCGATGCGGGAAGAGCGTCGAGCACGCCGATTCGAGTTGATGTTGTTGGAAGAACGAGGTGACGGGGCGCAGGATATTGAGGGGCGCTCGCTTCGTCACACGGGCTACCCAGTACCGAAGAACTACGACCCCGACATGGAATGGGGCCTGCTGCGCTATGCTCCGTATGCAGACGACGAGCAGAACCGGGCGTATCGCAGATCCAACAATATCGCAGAGAGGTGAGCTAATGGCAGCTAGAGGCGGACACTGGAGTAAAAGTAGTGGTGGCGGTAGCTCGTTTGTGGCAGCGAGTGGCGGGGCAACCGGCATTGCTGCCGATGCTGCCGGCAAAGAGTCACATGTTATCAGGGGCGAAAAGTACAACACCGCTGACGTGGTCAACCAGGCTATAACAGAGGCACGCACGCTAGACTTGGGCGGAGCCAGAACTCGCTTGGGAGACATGGGACACTCTAATCCGTCAGATTCTTTGGTACGTGATTATGCCACGCAAGTAGCGGTTCTTGGAAATATCCAGCGATTGACGGGCGCGAACGCTCCTGGGCAGGTGGGTAAGTGGAACTTTTCAAGCGCAAGCAATATTACCAGTGCGTTCAATAGCTATCTGGGGCGCAGGACGCAAGCCCAACGCGCCGGGTGGAAACGTCGGTAATGCTGCAAAGCAAATAGCCCCGCGTTACCAAGCGCGGGGCTAGATAAGCGGGCGTTTTATTCGTATCCGATGGGGTCATCCCCGCTAGTGAAGAATGGAGCGCGGCCAGACTCAAAGCAAACGTGGTTGATGGCGCGGTAGTACGTATCTTCTGCCTGATGCCATTCTTTGGTGGCTTCATCTGCCCAGTCCTGTTCCCGCTGTGACATGCTGATCTCGTAGGCATAAGCTCCGTTGGCAGCGGCCTTGCGGCTTGCGAAGGCCATATTATTAGAAGCTACACGCTGCTCGTGATTCTTGGTCTCGTAGAGTTCCATCATGCGGTTGCGGAGTTCTTTGATCTCAGGGAGTTGGAGAATCTGTTGTAGGCTGGTCACGGTTGTGTCCCTTTCTGACTCATAGAGTCTGTCGATAGCAATTTCTAGGGCTGACGTGTTTGTCCCATAGTGGCTCGCACTACCAAGCCAGGCGAGTTTGTCGATACTGCTCTGGCTCAGGCGGGCACTAATCAGAGTTTTCGGCATATAGGTTTCTCCTATTCGCTCATGCGGTCGTAACAGTTGGGGCAGCTCGTGCCCAGGCTAGCGCTCATTACCAGATTGTCGGAGCATTCGTGGCCACAATTGCAGCGGACCATGTTCGGTTTGGGAGCGGCTGGCTGTTCGCCTTTGATCCCTCGCAGACGACGGCGGGCCAATTGAAACTGGACGCGCCAGTCACGGTCGAACGAGAGCCATTTGGCGAAATACCCACCGAAACTACGGTTTTTGAGGCCGTATGCGTTCTGGGCAATTTCCGAATCGGGCTGATCACTGACGCCGCACTCTGCTGATAGTTGCTCGTACTGCTCGCGCGTGAGTGTTTTGGTTAGCCAGTCGGGCGATTCAAATACTGATTGAGGATCGTATTGGTTAGCCATTGTGTTCCTCCTGTGTGTCTCACTCAACTCTGCTAGCAGTATATCATATTGACATACGAATGTCAAGCGTTATCAGAAATCTGTTAGAAATAGGCGGGGGCGCACTTGGCAACGTTCGATAATCGCAGAATAGAGATGGTTGCGCTCGGCACTATTGAGCACTGGCCGCGCAATCCAAAAGATCACGATCTAGGCGCTATGCACGCGAGCATCAAGCGCCATGGTTTCGTTGAGCCTATGGTACGCGACGACCGCACCGGGCGGCTGGTCGCTGGGCACGGACGCGACATCGCACTCAAGCAAATGAAGGCTAGCGGCGAGCCAGTACCGGCGGGCATCGAAGAACGCGACGGCGAGTGGTTCGTGCCGGTCGAGCTGGGCGTGAGATTCGAGAGCGACGCCGACGCAGAATCTTACATCGTAGCATCGCACCGCGTTGGCGAGCTGGGCGGCTGGCTAGAGCCTCAGTTAGCGATTGTGCTAGGAGACCTCGCCACAGACGGGCTACTCGAAGGAACCGGCTTTGATGGCGATGACGTGGACTATATCATCAAGACGCAGGCCGACGACTTGCGCGCAGATTACGACTTCTTGGGCGACCCTGGTCAAGAGGACGCGGCGCCACTAGAGCAAAAGGCGTTCCCGTTGGCGATTGTGCTGACGGTGGACGAGCACAAGCGCTGGCAGGCGCACAAGAAGAGCGTGAAGACGCAAGACGACCGCACTGCATTCATGGCACTATGGCGCTCCGTGTGTTAGACGTTTACTGGGGCGAACTGCTCATATCACCGGCACCGCTGGAGCTGAGTCTCAACTCGTGCTCACACAACTGCTCGTATTGCTTTGCCAACTTGAACAAGGGCGCCTACGAAGAGAGCCCGGCGGGCATCATGCGCCTACTGGCCTCCTATGGCGAGCGCACCACGCTAGTGGCCAAGCTCTTGCAAGGCGGCTACCCGGTGGTCGTATCGAATCGCATGGATCCGTTCGGCAAGAGCAACTTTGAGCAAGTGACGCCCATCATGCGAACCATGGTCGCCATGGGTATACCGATAGAAGTACAGACTAAGGGCGGCGAGGGCATTGACGAAGTACTCGACTTCCTACCGCCGTCGGTGTGGTATATCTCGCTCTCTTATGGTGACGACGCTATCAGGCAACGCATCGAGCCCGGCGCGCCCAGTGTGGAGCACAGACTCGATCTGGTACAGAAGCTTACAGCGCGCGGTCATACGGTAGTGTGGGGGCTCAACCCTTACGTGCCAGAGTGGCTACCGGAGCCGGAGCCGCTATTCGCCTCCATGGCAGAGCGGGACGTCAAGGGCGTGTGGCTCGAAATACTACACCTCAACTATCGCCAGATCCGCAATATGAAGGGCTGGCAGACTGAGGCGCTAGGCGAGCCTATCATGAAGCGGGCACGCAAACGCAAGATAGAGCCGGCGCTGTGGGATTCGATACAATACGCCTACACGCTGGCCGGCTCTCATTCTATGGCGCTATTCTCCAAGGGCTTGCCGTGGCCGAGCGACTTTGTGGACATCATGCGCGGCCCGTACGCGCACAACTTCTCGACTATCCAGGACTTTGTGAACTGGTGCTACGAGAACAAGCAGGACGGCGATACCGTGAGTGCTGATGAGTGGGTGAGCGTACTAACGCGCGGCCTACCACAGAGCCAGCTCAAATTGCATCACTACTTGGGCGCAACGGCGCACGACCTATGGTGGACGCATCACATCCCGCTCAATATGACCTATGGCGACCTGTTCCGCATCATGTGGTCGGAGCGGCGCACGAGTCAATGTCCGGCTAACATGTTCTGCTTCGCATACGCGGGCAGCAAGAGCGAGCCAGTACTTGACGCGAACGGGCTACCGCTGATGGTATTCGACTCGCGCTGGTTCCACACACTATACGCAGAAGGTGATGACTAGATGGCAGCACGCGGCACTAATCGGAGCGGCGTGATAGCTTTTCCAATTTTTACGAAGGGTAGCTTTTCGTGGCAGGTAGGGACCAACTCACAGCACGACAACTGATAGACGCGATGAAGGGCAGCGGCGGCATCATAACCACCATCGCCAATCGCGTTCAGTGTGATTGGCATACCGCGAAAAAGTACATTGAGAAATACCCGACGGTTAAGGCGGCCTACGAAGACGAGTGCAATAAGGGGCTCGACTTAGCTGAGTCGGTGGTGATCCAGAACATCAGAATCGCCGCACGACAAGCACAAGACGCAGTTGAGCCAGTGAATGCCGTAGACGCCAAGTGGTACTTGAATATGAAAGGGAGCTCTCGTGGCTATGCTCCCACGACGCGCGCAGAGATAGCCGGTCCCGGCGGCGGGCCTATAGAGACGAAGAGCGAAACGGATGTAACCATTGACGCAAGTGACGAGTTGCGCGAATTTATCGAAGCGCTCCACGATGCCGGTCTCATTACCGGAACCGAGGACGACGCGCTACGCGACGCACCGACCGACACCGAGACAGCGCCTGTTTCTGCTGCTGAATGACCGCGAGATATTCTACGGCGGCGCGGCAGGTGGTGGCAAAAGTGACGCGTTGCTCATGGCGGCGTTGCAATACGTGGACGTGCCAGGTTATGCGGCGATTCTATTCCGGCGCACGTTCGCAGACTTGGCGCTACCGGGTGCCCTGCTAGAGCGCGCCATGGACTGGCTCGGTGGCTCTGACGCTAAGTGGAACTCGCAGGAAAAGCGATGGACGTTCCCGTCGGGCGCGTCGCTCAGCTTTGGCTACCTGGACAGCGAGAACAACCGATACCGCTATCAATCGGCAGAGTTCCAGTTCGTGGGCTTTGACGAATTGACGCAGTTTAGTGAGACGCAGTACCGCTACCTATTCAGCCGGTTGCGCAGGCTCAAGAACGCGCAGATCCCGTTGCGGATGCGAAGTGCCTCCAACCCTGGCGGCATCGGGCACGAGTGGGTCAAGCGGCGCTTTATCGACGAACGCGGCACTACCGGGCGCAGATTTATACCGGCCAAGCTCGCAGACAACCCGTATCTCGACCGTGGCTCCTACGAAGAGAGTTTGCGCGAACTAGATCCGGTGACACGGGCGCAGCTCTTGTCTGGCGACTGGACAGTCAAAGAGGGCGGGCTCAAGTTCCAGCGCCAATGGTTCGAGGTCGTTGACAGCGTGCCAGCCAGCGTGCGATGGGTGCGCTTTTGGGACTTGGCAGCTACAGAGCCCAAGCCCGGCAAGGATCCCGACTGGCTAGCAGGCGTCAAGCTTGCAGAGCAAGATGGCATCTATTATGTGAGCGACGTGAGGCGCGTGCGCACTACGCCAAAGGGCGGCGACGACCTCATGAGCCAGACGGCATCGCTCGACGGCATCGAGACCACCATTGTGATCGAGCAAGAGCCGGGGGCCAGTGGCAAGAAGCTCATTGACCACTATCAACGCAACGCGCTCAAGGGCTTTACGGTTTATGGGCGACGGGCGACGGGCAGCAAGGAAGTCAGAGCCAATCCGGTCAGTTCTGCGGCGCAGGCTGGTAACATCAAGCTCGTGCGCGGCCCTTGGATTAGCGACTTCCTAGACGAGCTAGACGCGTTTCCGTTGGGAGCGCACGACGACCAGGTGGACGCGTTGAGCGGCGCCTTTGCGCAACTATTCACGCCGCAATCGATTGCCACCGCGCCGAGCCCATATGCGTCACTGGTGGCAAAAGAGCCGCCCACTAGGCGCGAGGTGGTAGCCTCGACACACGCGAACAATCCCGCCCATAAGCGCTGGGCGCAGCATCACTATTGCCAATTATGCTATGACGAACACAACGCGGGGGCCGAGGGATAACGACATTATGGATCTGAACCAAGCTCGGTTTGCAGAACGACAAGATGCAGAGCAGCAAGAGCGGCTCATGGCATACAAACGCGCCTATGAGTACTACACCGGCAAGCACAAGCTTCCGTTGCCAGTGCGTGACGGCGAGCCTAACGACAACGTGATCCTCAATATCGCGCGTATCATTGTGGACAAGGGCGCGGCATTCTTGTTCGGCAAAGAGCCTATATTTGAGCTGGAAGAGGGCACGACCTCGTCAGCGGAAAAGGCGCTTGCAGAGTTCTGGGACCGCAATCACAAGATGACGTTTCTCAACGGGCTGGCCATCAGTGGCGGGCTCTATGGGCACATGTTCGGCAAGCTGCTCAATGAGGAGCCGCTACCGCGCATCGTGAACATGCTGCCGGAGTACATGACGACCTTCTGGGACGGTGACGACATTGACAGCGTTTGGCGCTATCGCATTCAGTGGACGGCGGCAGACCGCAACGGCGAAGAGATGACCAAACGCCAAGATATTGAGCTAGACGACGGCGCCAAGAAGTGGAAAATCAAGAACCAGGTCGCCATGGGCAATGGTGGTTTTAAGCAAGACCCGGCCAACCCTGACATGACGTGGAAGTGGGAATGGTGCCCGATTGTGAGCGCTCCTAACATGGTGCTGCCGGGCTCGTTCTACGGCCAGAGCGACCTCGACGACCTGAGCGAGCAGGACGCTATCAACTACATCGCGTCTAAAATGCAGCGCATCACACGCTATCACGCGCACCCCAAGACTATAGGGACCGGCTTTGCCAAGTCCGACATCCAGATTAGCGAAGATGACATGCTCGTTTTGCCTAATCCAGAAGCCAAGATCTGGAATCTAGAGATGCAGAGCGACCTCGCCAGCTCCATGGGCCTTATGGACAGGTTCATTAACTGGTATCTGGCCGCCGCTCGCATCCCGCGACTAGATCCCGCCTCGGTGAGTGTGGGTGCGCTGTCGGGCTTTGCGCTCAAAGTGCTCTATGGTGAACTCATCGAAAAGACGAACACCAAGCACAACACCTACGGCGACTTTCTCATTGAAGCGAACCGCCGCGTGCTCGACATGATGAAGTACGGCGACAAAAACTACACGACTCTCCACTGGCCCGATCCGTTGCCAGAAGACGAAGACGCCGAGAAGACGCGCGACGAGTTCGAGTTGGCCAACGAGATCGCCGCCCGTGAGACCATCCAGCGCAAGCGTGGCTATACGCCCAAGGACGAAAACGTAAAGATTGACGCAGACCAGGCGCGTGATGGCAACGTGGGTGCCATGCTCGTGCGTAGCATGGTGAATCAGACGGGCTCGATTCAGAGGCAAGAGCAGACGGGGGAGCTATGAGCGACACGGTAAAATGTCCAGATTGCGGAGCTAAGGTAGTGGTTGGACAGAAAGAATCATGGGAGACGCCGCATGGCATTTGCGGCAAGTGCGGAGCGGATGTGGTGGCGCCATGGGATCTTGACGGCGGGCGTGGGTTCCGCTGGCTAGGGCCTACCACGACTAGAAGGCCTGCGGATAGCAATGACTGACGCTAGCACCATCCAGGACGTTGTGGCGGGCTTTCAGTCGCAGCTAGAAACGGCTGAGACGGGCGTGCTCAACTCCATGGTGGGCAGCTACCAGCGCGTATACACGCGGCTTGAAGCGCAACAAGCGGCGTTGTTCGCAGACATCGAACAGATGCGTAAAGCGGGCATGCCTATCACCAAAGCCATGATACGCAAGCAGGCGCGCTATAAAGACCTCATCACGCAGACGGCGGAACAGATGCAAGCCTACGGCGCAGTGCTAGACGACAGGCTCGCCACAGAAGCGCCGGGCGCAGTACGCACGGGATTCGACATGGCAGAGGCCCTTGTGCAACAACGCTTGCAGGGGTTGCCCCCCGACGCCATATCGAGCATAATGGGGTCATTCAACCGTATGCCGCGCGAGGCAGTCGAAGCGCTCGCGGGCGCCTTGCAGGACAACTCACCATTACGCGACCTGTTCGCAACGTTCGGAGCGGACACAGCGCAGGGCATCAGCGACACACTATTGACAGCACTCGTGAGTGGCAAGAACCCGGCAGACGCGGCGCGCATTATGACCAAGGCTTGGGGCTTGCCGCTAACGCGATCCATGAGCATTGCACGCACCGAGATGCTGAGAGCGCACCGCATGGCGACACTGGCCAGCTACAGGGCGAACCCGCATATTGTGAAGGGCTGGCAGTGGCACGCGAACCTGGACGCGCGCACGTGCATGAGCTGTGTAGCTAAGCATGGCGAGATATTCCCGACATCAGAGACAATGGACGACCATATCCAAGGCAGGTGCTCGATGATACCCGTCACGCCGTCATGGTCGGAGCTTGGATTCACCGACATGCCAGAGACGGGGCTCGACCTGCAAGCAGGCGACGGCGAGCGTTGGTTCCGCAATCAGAGCGAAGCGACGCAGCTAGCCATGATGAAGCCAGGCAAGTTTGAGGCGTGGAAGGCTGGCAAGTTTGAGCTGTCGCAATTGAGCAAGGCGGTAACGCACGACCGATGGGGCCGCATGTTCGTTGAGACGCCGTTGCAGGATTTAATGGGGGAGGCGTAACGATGGCTACTATGTGGTTGGCGCCGTGCTGTAAGACGACCTATCCGGCATATTACGCGAGAGCGCGAGAGCTGCGCCGCATCTGGCGACGCAATCGACTAGCGTACTGGTTCGGTAAGCGCGCGGGCTATTTGCGAACGTGGCTCAGAGACCACGAGCTAGAGTGCCGCCGCCGCAATCGCAAGGACCGCTGGCAAGAAGAGCTGGCCATGCGGCAAGGTAGCAAGTGGGGAGAGGAAACGAAGTTGTATGCTAGATAAAGCAGATACGACTAGGGGCGAGATGGTGATTGACAAGGAGCCCGCAAAGGCGTCGCTTAGCGCGCGCATCATCGAGGTGGCGCTGGCTAGCGGATTCTCCCTCGTGGTGCTCTCCATCTTTGGCGTTGTTGCTACGGGCATCGTTGTGGGCGCCTTGCGCCTGCTGAGGCTGATCTAGTATGAACGAGCACGAGTTCCGCCTCATAGTTTGGCGCTCGCTGGTGTGCGTCGTCAAGGCGCTCTCGCGGTTCTGGTTCGGGAAAAAAGTAGACATAGCGTAACAAGTTCCACAACTCCATAGGCCCACATCCTTTTAGGATCTCGGCCACTTTCGACAGGCTCGGTCGCAAGACCCGCCCCGTCGAGGTGGTCGTTTTCTATATATCATATACGCCTACGAAGGCGGTAAAAACTCGGAGGTTTCTATCATGGCTACTGACACAGAGCAAGTAATTGCCACGACCACAGACGAAGGTCAGCCGGCACCCACCACGGGCAGCGTCCCGGTAACAAACGCGGATCCCGCGCCAAAAGCTGACGAGCGCACATTCACGCAAGCGGACATTGACAAGATTGTCAAAGATCGACTGGCACGCGAGAGCCAGAAGACCAAGGACAAATACGCGGACTATGACGAACTCAGAGCCTCCGCCGTGCGACTGGCTGCAATCGAAGAAGCTAACAAATCAGACGAGCAGAAGCGCGACGAAGCACTAGAGACGGCACAGGCTGCGCAAGAGGCACTCAAGAGCGAGAATGCGAGACTCGCACAAGAGGCCAAGTCCGCACTCATCAAAAGCGCCGTGGTCGCCAAGGCTGTGGCGATGGACTTCCAAGATCCAAGCGACGCCTATCAGATGCTGGACACCGGGAAACTGGAACTGGCAGACGACGGCACCGTGGAAGGTCTCGAAGAGGCCCTCGACGCGCTTGGCAAAGCGAAACCGTACTTGCTAAGACAGCAACCAAAACTGAGCGCCACGAATCCGGCCCGCTCCTCGCAAGAGGGCGAAGACGACGCGGATCGCCGGGCGCGCTTGTATGGCGTTGGTAACGTCCCGTTTGGCCAGCATGGCGGGGGGATGGTGCACAACGACTAGAGGTGAATCATGACCGTTGGATATTCAAGAGTAGCTGATCTTAATAGCTATTTCAATAACATTTATGCTGATGCAGTGTTTACGCTGCGCGAGCAGACGCTTGGCGTTCGGTTGGTGAAGAAATTCACTGACGGACGCGGCGACCAAACGCGCACGCTGACATCGTATCCCTCCGTTACGCCAGTGGAAGTGGCTGAGACTGAGGATTTTGCCGCACCGACGCGGTTCGACAAGAGCCTCTTGGCGACGTTGACCCCCATCGAAGAGATGGCACAGATCATCCTCACTGACCGGCGTATTGAGACTGACCAGCAAGACGCAGCCGGTGACGCATCTATCGAACTGGGCGCCGGGCTGGCCGACAAGGTTGACACGAACATCTTGGGCAACTTTAACAGCCTCACCGGCGGCACCGTGGGCGCAAGCGGCTCGACCATGACCTGGTCGTACTTCTACGCCGCGGCCTCCATCATGCGCAAGAACAAAGTTCCTCGCCCGTGGTACTGCGTGATGCACCCGTATCACTACCACGACCTGGGCGTTGCGGCTGCAACGGGTGCCACTGTGACCAACGCGCCACAGTTCCAGGACGAAGTAATGCGCCAGTGGTATGTCGGCACCATCGCCGGCGTCGACCTGTTCATTGACGGCAACTGCGAAGAGGACGGGACTGACGCCTACAGCGCCATTTTCAACCCTTCCGCTATGGCCTTTGACCTGCGGCGTGACTATCGGATGGAACGTGAGCGGGACGCCTCGAAGCGTGCGTGGGAACTGAACTCAACCTTGCTCTATGCACACGGCGTCTGGCGGCCCACGTGGGGCGTTCAGATTATTGCCGATGTGACCACGCCTGTCTAGGAGGAATAACAATCATGTTTGGTAGAGACGTACAACAGACTGTTACGGTGGCTGTCTCGGATCCCACCGCTGACAGCGCAATGCCGATCTGGCGAGTTCCTGCGGAAATCACCAAGATCGAGATTCTTGAAGCGTGGGCTGTGTCTGACACGGCTGTCACGCTGGGCAACGGTACGGGTATCGCGCTGCGCCTGCTCGACTATGGCGCCGCTGGTACTTCCGTGGCTGGTACTGTAACGGCTTCGCTGGGTGGCACTGCTATCAGTTGGACTGCGCAGGTGCCCAAGAGCTTTACGGTCAGTGACGGGACTATGGACGCTGGGGACTATCTCGTGCTCAACTATGACGAGACCGGAACCGTGGCGCCGCTCAACGTACTGGTGAGCTTTACCTGGGTATCAGGAGTTGGTGCCTAACCACCAACGCGTCTGGCCTGGTGACCTATGCTCCCCCTCGGTACCCACTCCGGGGAAGTGGGCTAGGCTATGCGGTGGAAACATCCCCCCAGGACGGTTGCTTTTATAGGAGTCGGTGCCTAATCATCGACGCGGCTGGCTAGCGGTGCCTAGTGCATCGTGAAGAGGCGTGCCCCCCGCCCTGCCAGCCGCGAATATCGGGGCAACTAATAACGGAATAGTAACGAGGGGGCAGTGACCGTGAACATCTTTTGGCTCAGTAACGCGCCTTGGGCGCACAGTGGCTACGGCAATCAAACTAATCTGTTCTGGCCGCGTATCCAAAAACTAGGGCACAAAGTAACGCTGGGATCCAACTATGGTCTGAGCGGCGCACCTCTCAACGTCGAGACGATGGGCGAGCAGGCGCAGGTTTACCCGCAAGGATTCACAGCCTATGGCGCTGACGTGTTGGCGCCCTATGCCAAACACGCCAAGGCAGACATCGCCATTACGCTCTTTGACGCATGGGTGTTCGGCAACGCGAACGTGGGCGACGTGAGATGGGTACCCTGGTTGCCTGTTGACCACGACCCCGCCCCGCCCAAAGTGGTGACAGCGCTACAGAACGCATGGCGGCCTATTGCGTATAGTCGCTTTGGCGAGCGCAAATTGCAAGAGGCAGGACTCGACCCTTTGTATGTGCCGCACGGAATTGACACCAAGGTGTTTAGCCCTGGCGACAAGAAAAAGGCGCGCGAGGCGCTCCGGTTCGACGAGGATGCCGACTTTGTAGCCGTCATGGTAGCCGCAAACAAAGGCTCACCCAGCCGCAAGAGCTTCAACGAGGTGCTGATCGCCTGGCGCAGCTTTGTTGAGAAACACCCCAAAGCGATGCTTTACATGCACACGCACACCGGGCGCGAGATGGCGGGCGAGGACTTGATCGCCATGCTGGAAGCGCTCGACATGCCAGCGGGGAGAGTGATATTTTGCGATCCGCTCTGGAATGTGCTGGGATATCCTGAGTCGTACATGGCGAACGTATACAGAGCCGCCGACGTGTTGATCAATCCGGCCAAGGGCGAAGGGTTTGGTATCCCGATTGTGGAAGCGCAAGCGTGCGGAACGCCGGTGATTGTGACCGATTGCACCTCCATGAGTGAGTTGTGCTTTGCCGGCTGGAAGGTCTCCGGGCAGCCCACGTGGACAGATCAAGGCTCGTGGCAGTTCACGCCCTACATCGACCAGATTGAGGACGCGCTCGATAAGGCGTTTGAGTTGCGACGATTCGACAAGCTCAACAAGCAGGCGCGAGAGGGCGCTTTGGCATACGACGCAGACCGCGTGAACGAAGAATACTGGAAGCCGGTGCTAGAGCAGATCGAGTCCGAGATTGACGACTCCGGCACGCTCAAGCCGCTGGCGCCAGAGGTCGAGCTGTAGTTCTGATAGGGGGGGGCAGTGATGAGCAATAGCGTAAAGATTCCGGGACTGCCGGAGATGACAGAGTTCCATATTGACTGGCCTATGCCTAGTCAAGAAACGGGTTGTCGGGTTGACGAAATATATAACGCCACCATGGCAGCGAAGTGGGTTGGCGTATCGGAGAACGATTGGTATTGCATAGGTGCCGTTTTCGCTTGCGAAACCAGGATGGATTGCACTATTCAGCTAGGCACACAATTGATTTCTTGTGCGGCGGACATAGAGCAAGTGCGTGTGGTGAAAGTTGGGGCAGCGCACATCGTAACGGCCGTGATCGATCTGTTTAACTTCAAGGCGCTACCGGCATGAAGATAAGCCTATTCAATCCGCCAGTGCATTACTACGATGGGATGCACTACCTGATGAATCCAGCCATGGGGCTGCCGATATTAGCAGGCGTGCTGGAGCGCGCGGGGCATGAGGCCCACGTGTGGGACTTGGAAGCCTTGCTCATAAGCCCGACTAAGCTAGCAGAGCAGTTCGACGCGCAACGCGATCGCTGGCCTGACGTGGTGGGCTTTACCGTGACGACGCACAACCAGCGCGGCGTTCGCGAGTGTATCGAGGCGCTACGGGGCGTGGGCTACAAGGGCTACATCATGCTGGGCGGGCCGCATATCACGCTACTGGCGTCGCAGAACATCGACACGCAGAGTGCATGGGGCGCCAACGTGTGGGTGTATGGCGAGTGCGAGGGGAACATCGTTAGCATCGTTGAGACGCAGCCTAGCGGACTGGTCCAAGGCGAACGCGCAGACCCTATCCCAGGCCCGGCGTGGCATTTGCACACACCGGTACTTACGGCCTACCAGGGGAATATGCCCAAAGTCGGGCACCCGGAAGGCATCGCCATGTGGTCGAGAGGGTGCCCGCATAATTGCATCTTCTGCGGAAACCCCGTTTTTAGCCACCAGCGCATACGCATGCGTGACTCGCAAGCCATCTATGACGACATGGCGGCGCTCAAAGAGATGGGCGTCAAGGCAGTGTTTGTGTATGACGACGAGCTTGTGGGTATGGGCGGCGCTCAGAACGAGTGGCTGCTTGAGGTCTGCGAGAAGATTGAGCCGCTGGGCCTATTGTGGAAGTGCCAAGGGCGCTGTAGCGAAAAGGCCATTAGGCCGGACGTGCTGCAAGCCATGTACAAAGCGGGCTGCCGCGCGATCATGTGGGGAGTCGAGTCGTTTAGCGAGCGCGTGCTCAAAGCCATCAAAAAGGGCACGAACATGGCCGACATCTGGCACACGCTGCGAGCCGCACACGACGCCGGTATCGGCAACTGGTTGTTTCTCATGGTGGGCAACTACCAGGAGTCCAAGCCCGACCTGGCACACACCGAAGCGCAGATACGCAAGGCGTGCGCAGAGGATCTCGTGCAATGGCGACAAGTGACCATCTGCACGCCGGTGCCGGGCACTGAGATGTACGATTTAGCCATGGCAGAAGGTTGGGGCGTTGAGCCGCCAGAGAGTGGGCCGCAAATGGCGCAAGCGTACAATGACACGCCGTGGTTGAGCAAGCGAGAGATGAAGTACTGGAAGACGAGACTAGAGGCGGCATCATGACCAGCGACGGGAATATGTATCGACTTGGCGCAAGTGCTCCGGGAGAGCACGCTAGTGGAAGAGGGGGCAGCATGAGGTTACTCGTAACGGGTTCGGACGGGTTCTTCGCGTCGTGGCTGATTCCGGCGCTCGGAGCGGCAGGGCACGAGGTGGTCGGGTGTGACGTGAAAAGCGGCGGCGACTTGTTCAACCATGACGACCTGGTAGCACGGCTGGCCGGTTGTGACGCAGTAGTGCATCTGGCAGCATGGCCGCACTACAAGACTACCATCCCGGCGCAAGAGTTCACGCGACTGAACATCATTGGCACGGCCAAGCTCGTCGAGGCCATGGCGGACGCCAAAGTGCGGCGCTTGGTCTACACGTCGAGCGGCGCCATGTACGGGTTCGGACCTAACCGCTCACTTGACGGCTGGGTAAAACCGCCCATCACCGAGAACACCGATGGCATGGACTGGACCATGGTAGACGCCTACGGTGCTAGCAAGGTCGCGTGCGAGACGTGGTTGGCTCTGTTGCCGTCACGCTCCTGGACTATCACGACGCTGCGCATCAATTGCATCGAGCCGCATCACGAGGGCGCCATCACGCAAGGCCATCATTGGGGCTGGTGGTGCTCGCAGGCGCTCACGTCGCAAGCATTCGAGGCGGCGGCACAGCGCGAGAGTGGCGGGTTCCAGGCTGTCAACGTGGCCGAGCCAAGCGCCAACGTGGACCGGACGCAACTCGACAAGCTACTGGCTGGCAAGTTATGAAGGTACTTTGCGACTTCCATCACGGCGGGCTCTATCACTCTATGCAGATGCTCTTTGAGGAGCGGCTTGGCCATGAGATATACAGACCGATCGGTTACGAGTGGCTACCGTGGTGGCGAGTGTCGGAGCTGCCGCCAACGCAGAAAGCCTTTTTGGAGCTCGGTGGCGAGCACTGGCTAGCAGATGACGGCTATTGGCGCTGGGTAGACCACGGCGCAGATCTAGAGCACAAGTGCCTCACGTTCGAGCAATTCTGCAACGAAGACGTGGGCCTAATCGTGAGCACGCATCCAGGGCACGAACGGTCATGGTACGAGATGTGGCAACAGCACAAGCCCACGGCCAAGCTGATTCGTGTGGCAGGCAACACGGGCGAGACGATTAACACGACCTGGACGCGCAACCTGATGGACTCGACCGCCTACTTTAAGGGCCGGGTGGCTAGCTACGTCAAGTTCCACCAGGAGTTCCCGCTGTCTATATTCAACGATGCCGCGCCGCCAGAGCGGCCAATCATTCGCCAGTATTTGAACTTCTTTAAGAACCACCCGATGTACGAGCACTGGAAGACGTACAAGCCACTGCTACCAGAGTTCGAGTGGCACATGCACGGGCATCAGGGCGACCACGGGTTCCTGTTCCCTGAGAGCAAGATCGCCGCATCAATGACCGACAGTACGTTTATCTGGCACATCAAGCGCGAGGGCTACGGGCACATCATCCACAACGCTTTTGCGGCGGGTAGACCCGTAGTGACGCACATCAAGGACTATGCTGACTACACCGGTGGTCCGATGCTGGAGGACGGCGTTACTTGCGTCGACATCGGTAGCGGCTCAGTGGCCGACAACGTAGCGAAGATCAGACACTACGCCAAGCGCGAGAACTTATTGCAGCTATGCCAGAACGTGAGAGAGCGGTTCCCGTGTGTGGTGGACTTTGACCGTGAAGAGCAAGAGATCCGGGCGTTTATGGAGCGGCTAGTATGATGGCGGACATCCGATGTGGTGATTGCTTGGAAGTGTTGCGCACCATGGCGAGCGCGAGCGTCCAGTGCTGCATTACGAGCCCGCCGTACTGGGGGCTGCGCGACTACGGCGTTGACGGCCAGCTCGGACTAGAGGCCACGCCAGAGGAGTACGTCGCCAACCTGGTGGCCGTGTTCCGCGAGGTGAGGCGGGTGCTGCGCGACGACGGCACGGTGTTCTTGAACCTGGGGGATAGTTACGCAAGCAGCGGCATATACCACGATGGCGCCTTTGCCGAAATGGGCAAGAACCTAGCAGCTCGCGGAATGCGTTGGAGCGCCACAGGACACGGAGGGAAGGGGCGTTCTCCTACACCCCCCGGTCTCAAGCCAAAAGACCTCGTGGGCATCCCGTGGCGCGTGGCGTTTGCGCTGCAAGATGACGGCTGGTGGCTGCGCTCTGACATCATTTGGCACAAGCCCAACCCGATGCCGGAGAGCGTGACTGACCGCTGCACCAAGTCGCACGAGTACATCTTCATGCTCACGAAGAGCAAGCGGTACTACTACGATCACGAGGCGGTAAAGGAGCGGAGCACGCAACACCCGACAGACTGGGCCAATGGCAAGCCTAAACGCGAAAGCAAAAAGCGCGGCGACTTTGGCGGTAAAAACGAAGAGCCAGGAAAAGAGGCGTTCCGCACCATAGCGCCCACTCGCAATCGTCGCGACGTGTGGAAGATCAGCACGAAGCCGTACAAGGGCGCACATTTCGCAACTTTTCCACCAGAGATACCGCGCATTTGCATCAAGGCGGGCACGAGCCAACGGGGCGCATGTCCAGAGTGCGGCGCTCCGTGGGAGAGAGTGGTGGAGAAGGGGCTAACCGCGCACGACGGGGAAACTGCAAGCGCTTATAAGCAAGGGAGCACGGCCAACCGACTGGCGATGCTCAGGCAAGCGGCACGAGAGAGAGGCGAGGAGTACACGAGCGCAAAACGAACTACCGGCTGGCGTCCGACGTGTGAGTGCGAAGCTGGCGAGCCCGTGCCGTGCGTGACGCTAGATCCGTTTTTCGGCGCTGGCACCGTGGGCATGGTTGCCATCGAGCTGGGCCGCGACTTTGTGGGCGTCGATCTCAACCCGGAGTACATCAAACTTGCGCAAGAACGCATGGCTACAGCGCAACCGGCGCTAGTATGATCGCTCGTCACATCGCCGCGTTGAGCCAAGGCATGGCGACTATACGGCCCGAAGGTGGCGACATAGTAGGCTTTACCACCTTTGACGACGGCGGGGTTGAGTGCGAGGTTGGCGAGTTGCTCTATGGCCTCGTGCGCGCGTTCAAGCCGCGGCGCATCCTAGAGACGGGCACACGCTTGGGCCATGCAGCGGCCTACATGGCGCTGGCACTGCGTGACAATGGCGGCGGCAAGCTGACAACGATCGAGATTAACGGCTCGTACACGCAAGACGCCCGCGTGCTACTCGGCAATCTGGGCGCAAGCGACTATGCAGAGTGCATCACGGGTGACGCTTGCCAGTACACGCCGGCAGAACCGCTTGATATGATTCTACTAGACACTGAGCTACAGTTCCGATTTGACGACGCGGTGCGCTTGTGGCCATGGTTGCGACCGGGCGGGCTGTTGGTCATTCACGACCTATGCCCCGGCATGGCGCAAGTGGGACGAGGTAGCGGCGGGGCCTATGGCCCCATGCCGGACGAGATGCGGCGCTGGATTGCGGAGCACGAGCTACAATCGATTCACTTCAACACGCCGCGCGGCCTATACGTTGGGCAAAGAGCGGCGCCGGGATTCTATTCTACTCAGATATTGGGGGCAATATGACGGACGAGATACGCACGACACGCGAACGCTTCGAGGTTGACGGCATGGCGGCATGGTTCACGTTTCGCGAAGACACGAACGACCGACACGCAGTTTTGTCGTGCTTTTCGTCGGACGAGTACAGCATAAAATCGCTGGGAGTCGGTGATGTGGCTATCGACATTGGCGCTCACATTGGCGGGGTTACGGTACGCATGGCAATGCAAGGCGCGCGCGTGTACGCTTTTGAGCCGGTGCCGGAGAATTATGAGCTACTTTGTGAGAATGTAAAGCAGAACGGGCTTGACGAGCTAGTGACCTGCTACCGCGAAGCCGTGACGGACGAGAACGGGCCTACGGCGGTCTATCTCGGAGCGGATAGCGACCCGTGGCACCGCTTCATTGCTGGCAAGTACACCAGGCACGACCATCCGCGACCTGCGCCGGGCGTGACGCTAGATACGATCTTTGAGCGTGACGACATCCAGTGGTGCGACGTGATCAAGATGGACGCGGAAGGCGTCGAGTACGAGATAATGCGCGTGGTATCAGTAGATACGCTAGAGCGCGTTGGCCGCATCGTGGGCGAGCTTCACGGCGTACCAGGGGCGCCCGTTGACCAGCGTGCCGGGCTGTTGAGCTACACGCACGGGGTATTCGTAGACGCAACACTGACAGGCAACACCGCAGCGTTCAATTTCGAGGCCGCGCGATGACCATGAAGGGGTGGCACGCATGGAATAGCCACAATGACCAGAAGGGGGGTGTATTGGCATGAAACTATTCTACGTTTCGTGCCATTGAAGGCGCTCAATTCTCGAATACGACGAGTTGAAGCTTTTCAATGGACTAGGCATTAACGTCTTTTCGCACGGCGCCTACGTGGATCCTCGCGACAACAGCGGAGACACCAAGCGCCCGCCGCTAGACATCCCGTTCTATCCTGATCTGTTCCCTCTAGCCAAGGCGACGCCCAAAGAGGCGTTAGACCCCAAGCTGTTCGAGTGGGCTGACGTAGTGGTCTACATGGGCTCGGTGGAATGGATTGAAGACAACTGGGCGGCTATGAAGGCGGCTAAGAACCGCGTTATCTGGCGCTCTATCGGGCAATCGACGCCGCGAATCGAACAACGCTTGACTGCACTGGCTGCGCAGGGGCTAGAGCTTGTGCGCTACTCGCCAGAAGAGCGCAAACTGCCCAACTTTGCCGGAGAGACGGCCCTGTGCCGCTTCTACAAAGACCCGGACGAGTTTGGCGACTGGCGAGGCACAACGGCACGCGTTATCAGCATCGGGCAGATGGTCAAACATCGCAACGCCTACTGCGGGCTGGGCTGGTATGAGGAGTCCACCAACGGCCTAAACCGTATGATGATTGGGCCGCACAACGACGATATTGACACCATGCCCACGGCGCTACTGAGCTATGACGAGCTAAAGGACGCGTTACGCGAGAACAGAGCCTTTTTCTACACAGGCACCTTCCCGGCGCCTTATACGTTGGGCTTTATCGAGGCGTTTGTCACAGGCATTCCCGTGGTCGCCATCGGGCCAGGACTGCGCAACCATTACGTGGGCGGCGGCGGCGTGACTGGACTCTATGAGATACCGAGCCTTATTCAGAACGGCGTCAACGGCTACTGGTCGGAGGACACCGCCACGCTCAAAGGCTACGTTCGCGACTTGCTCAACGATCCGGCGCTAGCGCAACGCATCGGGCAAGCAGGGCGCACCACGGCCATCAAAGAGTTCGGCAAAGAGGCAGTGGCAGAGGCGTGGCGGGGGGTGTTGCTAAAGTGACGGGGGGCGTGACGAGCAAGGTGCTTTGCGGCGATTGCTTGGAAGTGCTGCCGACAATGGACGAGTGCCGATTATCGTCCATTCGCGTTTCATGTGGCAGGGATGGCAGAGCGTGACCAAATTTGAGAGGCGATTAGCTTCCTTGTATGAATCAAAGTCACCGAATCTAACAATATGATGCACGTCGAGTTTTGCCCCGTTTTCCTGTTGGGTCTTGCCGCATTCTTGACATGTGTAATTGTCGCGCTTTCTCGCTTTACGTCTTTGGGGTCGCCAATCAGGGCCATAGTACGGGGCATGCCCGCCGCGCCACGCTGGATTATTTTCGCCTACTCGATAGGCATTACAGCAATTAAGAGAGCAGAATGCCAGCTCGCTTTTGCGGGGACGGCCATAGCTTGGATCATCGAATTGTTTGCCGCAGCGAGTACAAGTCATCCAATGGTAAACGCGCTTACCTTTTGGTTTGCTCGAAGCCGCTATCATTGCCTGTTTGCTTTCGGGAGAATAAACATATGGCTTCACAATCTCGCGTTTAATAATGCCAAGCGAGCGTCCACGATAGAGACATTGGCGGGAACAGACGTTGGCCCATTTGGCATGTTCAATATTGCTTGGATGGCGGGTAAAATGCTTCTCGCATACAGGGCAGACGAGTTCTACCAGAGTAATCCTCTTGTGTGCTCTTAGCTTATATGAGCAGGCGCGTGAGCAAGTTGTTTCTCTGCCATAGCCCAACCGCGTCATATCAGCAAGATACATTTGACCGCATACGGGGCATTTACGTTCAATCTTTTTTCCCATACAGGGATTATAGCATGGAAGAATTTATAGAGCAAGTATGGGATTTATACGCACCGCCATAGACCTCGCCGAGCACAACTGCGAGCTATCGCGCGCGCGGGTGGCGCACTGGCAAGCGCAGCGCGAAGAGGAAGAGCTACAGCCAGAGTTAGAGGGGGTATTGTGAAGGAGAGACGCAAGCACTATCTGATTAACGTGACGTGGCGCTGTCCCAACGCGGGCATCTGCCGCTACTGCTGGGTAGACCATACCATCCGACAGCGCCCGGAACTACTCGCAGCGCCAGAGCGCCCGCTAGAGGACTGGGTCGCAGCCATACAACGTGACGCGCCCGACGTGGTAGACATTGCCGGCGGCGAGCCGTTTATCGTGAACTGGCTTGCTGACTTGATGCTGGCCTGCCCTGATGTGGCGTTTGGGCTGAGTACCAACGGGCTCTATCCAAGAGCCATTGAGAAGCTGGCGGACGCGGCGCCAACAAACCTGATTAGCGTCAATATGAGCTATCACCCGGACGGGCGTGGGCGCTATAAAAACTACGACAAGGTGTGGCGCGAGTCTATCCGCATACTAAGCAGTGGCGAGGGCCGCCCGGCGCCTAACATCGTTGACTATAAAGACACCGTCGAGCTGTCTGCTGACGCTATGGCGTGGATGAACGAGAACGGCATCAATTACGTCGTTAGCCCGTATGAGGACATGGACGGGCTTGAACCGTTGCAAGAGCAAGGGCTATGCTGTCAGGGCGGCATTGACCATCTCACGATTGCGCCCGACGGTAGCGCGTGGCCGTGCTTGACCACACTGCGCAGCCCTTATTGGCGGGAGACCTGCCTCGGCAACTGGCTCGACGGCGAGCTAGACCTGAGTCGTAAGCCGCAACCGTGTCACTTGTACTGTCTCGACCATTACGTGTTGGAAGACCAGCACAGCGCCGGCGACATGTGGGGGACGCGCGCGCGACCGTGCGAGGGGGAATAGCGTGAGAGTGTTACTCGTACATTATAACCCGGCTGCGCCAGGGAAGGCGGGCGGGGCCGAGAGTGCTATCAGAGACCAGCGGAAGGCGCTGGAACTGCTAGGGCACGATGTGATAGTTTGCTACGAAGAGCCGCAAGCGGCCTACGCAGAGCACAAGCCCGACATCGTACACTTTCACACCGTCCACATCGGGCTGGGGCTGGGCGTGTTGCGATGGGCACAGCAAGAGAAGGTGCCACACTGCCTGTCCCTACACGACTACTGGCCATTTTGCGGGACGCGCATGCTACTCAAGCGGGGCAACAACCAAGGCAGCCTGCTCGCGGAATCATGCAACGCTGTCGAGGGCATCTGTGATAACAAGTGCCAAGGGCGCCACACGTCCAACTCGATTCGCGCACTGGTCAATCGCTCGCGCCTAGTGGCGTTCAATCCCTACAGCGCGGCCATATTCAAGCGGCACGGCGTGCGCATTGACGCTGTCATCCCGCACTCCATAGATACCGACTTTTTCAGCCCGGCGGAGAGCTTGGGTGATGGCATTGTGACCGTGTGCGCCTGGCCCAAGTACGCCACCAAGGGAATGCAGATTCTAGGGCCTGCGCTCAAGCAAGTAGGCGCAGCGGCGACGATTGTCTCAGGCGTGACGCGCGAGCGCGTGCGCGATGAGCTACGCAAAAAGGCCATCATGGTGTTCCCGTCATGCTATCAGGAGACCTGGGGCCTGTGTCTGACCGAGGCCATGAGTAGCGGGCTGGCGTGTATTGCGTCCGACGTTTGTGGGCCAAGGGCGCAAATTGAGCACGGCGAGAACGGGCTGCTCGTGCCGCCCAACGACGTAGGCGCGCTGGCCGACGCGCTCCGTAGCCTGATAGACAATCGCAGTGAGCAAGAGCGGTTGGGGCGCAACGCAAGGGCTTGGGCAGAGAGAGAGTGCAACCTGGAGCGTATGGGGCGTGATTATGTGGAATTTTACAAGGCGGTGATAGCCAATCAATGCGAGTCATAGCCTTTAGTGATGCGCATATCGCCACACCAGACACACAGAAATGGCTATTCGCCAAGTCGTTAGACTATGCGCCATGCTTGCGCTTTATCGAAATGATGCTCGCGGACCCGCCCGACCGATTGCTCTGCGTAGGCGACTTTTGCGAAGAGTGGTGGGACACAGGCACGCCATGGCGAGAGATAGTACCAGAGTTCGAGAGCTTGGGTTTTGAGCGCTTGCAGGGCAATCATGAGCAGTGCGGCTACCCGCTGGCTGTCGAGATTGACGGCGTGCGCTACGAGCATGGGCGTTGCAAGCCAGACACCATCGAAACCGTGCGCCGTGCGTATGCTGGCAAGCGCGTAGTACACGGGCACACGCACGAGCCACAAGAGCCGTGGCCTATGGACTTGGGGAGCCTGACACTGACTGGCACCTATGGCGAGATTATCGACGGTGCGGCGCATTTGAGGAGGATATAACCTATGGCACGTAGTGGCATGACGAATCTGATAACGCGCACGCGGCGCCTGATTAACGACACCGCCAGCGCGACATGGACAGACACGGAGCTACAAGACGTGCTCGACCTGCACAAGCTCCGCATCTGGCGTGAGCCGCTAGAACGCGAAAAGACGAATCTGACCGGCACGACCTACGAGTACCGACTCTATTACTCGCGCCAAGAGAATCTGGAAGAGGTGGCGAGCGGCACGGCCTACTTCCACATCGAAGACAGCACCGGCGCGGCTAAAGGGTCGGCAGATTACACCATGGACTACATCCGTGGCATGCTGACCATGGACGCAGACCAAGGCGGAACCGCGCTCTATATGTCGGGCTGGACGTTCGACATCAATGCGGCGGCGGGCGACTGTTGGCGCGAGGTAGCCGGTGGCAAGGCGGGCAAGTACGACGTGAGTGCTGACGGCCACAGGATGAGCCGCTCGCAGTTGATGAAACAGGCAATAGACATGGCCAAGTATTATGACGGGAAGAGCAAGCCCGTTAGCGTGAGGCAGTGGACAAATGGCATTTCTAGGTAGCGCAGAACTGGCAGACATCAGGGCCGACCTCGAAGACACGTTCCCAACCACTTGCACCATCAGCGCCAAGGAGAACGTAGCCAACGGCGTGGGCGGGTTTACGCCTACCTGGACAGCGCGTTCTACGGCCGTCGCTTGTCGTCTCGCGCCTGCGGGCGTGGGCTCTGGCGAGAGCGTGCTGGCCGAGCAGATACGTGCCGGACAGGTGTGGCACCTGAGCGTGGCCTGGGATCAGACGCTAGAAGCGACCGACCACGTGACAGTCGACGGCAACGAATACGAAGTCATGCAGATTAACCGTAACGAGTCGGAGCTATTCTGCAAGAGAGCGCAGGTGACACGATGGCCGTCGTCGTAAAGTACGACAACACCAAACTGCGCAAGATGCTTGCCACGCTTAAGGGTAAGCCCGTGCGCATACTGCACGACGGCACCGACTACGGCGTGTTTCAAGAGCTCGGCAGCGCTACTCGATCGGTTCCGCTCAAGCCCTTCATCGGGCCAGCTATCGAGAACGCGCGCCCGGCTTACGAAAAGGGCTGGCCGCAGGTCATTGAGCAGTCACTTATGACGCCAGACGACTTTATTGAAAAGCTCGCGCGCGATGCCGAGGGTGTGGCAAAAGACAAAGTGCCCGTCGATACCGGCAATCTCAAGAACAGCATCGCAGTGAGTAAACCAGAGGAGTACGGCAGCCATGCCTAATCTCTATACAGCTTTGGGATCTGCGCTGTACTCGCATCTCGCAGCGGGCACAGCGTTGACAACCGCCTTGGGCGGCACGGCAATCTACAACCGGCTCGCACCGGATGACGCTAGCTTGCCGTACGTGGTGTTTTTTCCGTCGTCAGACCGTGACGAGAATACATCACCACGCCGTGCACAAGACTGGATTTATACGGTCAAGGCCGTGGCGGTGGACACAAGCGGGGTTAGTGGGCAGCTTCTCGCGGAGCAGCTTGCCGACCACATTGACGCTCTCATACACGAGCAAGAAATCACCATCACGGACTGGGGCAACTACTGGTCGGCTCGCACGACTGGCATAGAGTACACAGAACCCGGCGCAGGCGCCATGTATTGGCATTGTGGCGGGCAGTATCGAGTACGTATCGCAGAATGAGGTAAACTAATCATGGCAAACACCGGAAGAATCGCCGGTAAAGACGTATATGTGACTTTCGCCGGGACTGACCTCTCGCCGGACTTCACAAGCGTCTCAGTAAACAACGAAGGCGAGTTGGTCGACGTGACCGCTGGCTCCGACACGTATCACTACTTTGTGAGCCTGGCGCGAGTGAACGGCACCGTAGACTACGAGTGCTTCTACAATGGTGGCACCACGACCGAGTGGGAGGCGATTGCGCCGAACACCGCCGGCACGCTCATCATCGCACCCAAGGGCACCGCAGCCGGGAATCCTTGCTGGACTTGCACGCGAGCGTTGGTTCAGAATCAGAATATCGACTTCCCGTTTGACGACGGGGTCAAGGTAACGGCAGCGTTCCAGCTTTCCGCTACGTTGGCGGAAACAGTCTACTAATTGACACGGGGCGGGGCAAAACCCGCCCCCACTCCCTAGGGGGTAATTGACATGGAAAAGATGGTAAACGGTACGCGAGTGGTCATCAAAGACAAGATTCCCGCCAAGGCGAACTGGGATCTGATGAGCAAGCTCCAGGCTATCGGCAGCGACATCGGGGCGGCCAGCTTTGACGACATGGCGCTCATTATCGGACGTATGGTCGAGACGTGGGATTTTGCAGGCAAGCCGCAAGACCCCGAAGCCGTGGGTGAGCTGGACCTGTTTAGGGAGCTGATGCCCTTGGTGCAGGCCGCCACAGAGGCCATCACCGGCGGCGAAGACTCAAAAAACTGACTACCGCCGTGTTCGTGGCAGAGCGCTACGGCGCCTCCATGCCATGGGCAGGCGAGCGTTGGGTGATACAAGAAATCACGGGCTGGACGTTGGAGTACATCGACAACCTAGACATGGCAGACATACTAGAGCTACACGCGGTGAAGCGGGGGCAATCCGTGGCAAGGGAAAGATAACCTATGGCGACACAAGTCTCCTCCCTCTTTGCAACCATTGGCGCAAACCTGAATCCTCTCAACAAGGGTTTGGCTTATGCTGATTCTAAAGTAAAGAGCTTTGGTAGAAAATTCACCGATATGAGCAAGCTCACGATGGGCGTTACGGCGCCCATCGTAGGTATCGGTGCCGCCGCTATAAAAAGCGCGATCAATGTTGAAAGCGCTTTTGCTGGCGTCATCAAAACGACTGACGGCCTAACAGACGAATACGGCAAGCTAAACGATGTGGGCCGGGATCTGAAGCAGGGATTTCAGGACTTGAGCTTGTCTATCCCTGTAGATGTTTCCGAGCTTATGGGCATTGGCGAGCTAGGCGGCCAGTTAGGCATAACGCGTGATAACCTGCTAGAGTTTACCGAGAGCATGGCGGCCATGGGGGTGTCAACCAATCTGTCAGGCGAAGAGGCAGCGAGCGCATTTTCTCAAATTGCAAATGTCATGGGCACGCCTCAATCTGATATTGCGAATATGGGTTCTAGCGTTGTGGATCTGGGCAACAACTTTGCCACAACGGAGCGCGATATTGTTGGGTTTGCCTCGCGCATCGCGGGCGTAGGCAAGATCGCGGGCCTAACAGAATCCGACGTGTTTGGTATTTCAGCGGCATTTAGCTCTGTAGGTATCCAATCTGAAGCTGGCGGCACCGCTGTGCAAAAAGTGCTGTTGGCTATGAACAAATCCGTCACTATGGGAGACGACAAGCTAGCGACATTTGCCAAGACAGCAGGCATGACGGCTGAACAGTTCCAGAAAGCATTTGAGGTAGACGCGGGCGGCGCCTTCGCGGATTTCGTGACAGGGCTAGGCGTCGCGGGCGATGATGCCATGGGGATTCTCGATACTCTGGAGCTAGGCGATCAGCGGCTAATCCGGGCTTTCCTTTCGCTAGCCGGCGCTGGTGATCTCGTAAACGAAGCCATTGGGCGGTCGGGTGCGGCCTGGGAAGAAAACGCAGCGCTTACCAAAGAGGCGGAGCAAAGATACGCAACGACCGCATCAAAGCTCCTGCTAATGAAAAACGCGATTACAAGCGTGGGCGCTAGTTTTGGCGATTTGCTTTTGCCATTCCTACAGCAATTTCTAGGCTTGATTAAGCCAGCTATCGCCTTTGTGCAGAACATGACTGAAGATCAAAAAAAGATGGCGCTTAAAATCGCAGCTGTAGCAGCAGCCGCAGGGCCAGTTTTGACCATTCTGGGCGCATTGGGCACGGTTATCGGACTGATCGCGTCTCCTATCGGGCTAGTCGTTGCGGCCATCGTAGCGCTGGGCGCCATGTTCGTGAAGGCGAACGGTGGCATAGGCCCTGCTATCAAAAAGCTAAAAGAGATTGGCATGGCAATCGGTTCGCTGTTCAAAATGCTCACCGGGCAGGGCGACTATGGCGATCTGCTGAACATATCCGAAATATTGCAAGACTTGGGGATTGCCTCTGACAAGGCAGAGAGCATTCTGCGCTTTTTCCAGAATCTTGGCGGCACTATTGGCAAGGCTATCGAGCGTGTCAAGGCTGCATTTAAGGAAGGTGGCTTGGGCGGCGCGCTACAGGCCGCCTTTGGGGAACTGGGTAATATCAAAGTAGCTCTTGGGCCGCTTAGCGAACTCATCAAGGCAAAGCTGCTCGGAGTATGGGATAACATTCAAGAGCAGGTGCCCATATGGAAAGAGAAGTTACGAACGGCACTTGGAGCCGCCATCGGTACCGCATGGGATAAGCTCAAGGAGAAGGCGCCTATATGGAGCGCGAAGCTCAAGGCTGCCATTGGTACCGCATGGGAGAAGATTCAAGAGCAGGTGCCCATATGGAAAGAGAAACTACAGGGGGCTTTGGATAAAGCTACTGAGGCTTGGGACGCTCTCAAGGAAAAGGCGCCAGAATGGGGGGAAAAGCTCAAGGCTGCTATAGGTACGGCTTGGGCAGCCATCCAGGAGAAGGCGCCAGAATGGAAAGAGAAACTACAGGCAGCGCTCGACACGGCTAGTGAGGCTTGGGACGCTCTCAAGGAAAAGGCGCCAGAATGGGGGGAAAAGCTCAAGGCTGCCATCGCCCCAGTATGGGATAAGCTGCAAGAACAGGCGCCCCTATGGGGCGAAAAGCTGGGCGCGGCCGTGAACTCTGGCGTGGGCTGGTTCAGCGCTAATCTTGGGCCACAGTCGCACAAGCTTGGCGCTAGTCTGCAACTGTTATGGCAAAAAGGCGCGGCCAAGTTCAGCGAAAACGGCACCGCCATGGGCACCAGCTACGGCATTATACTGGGCAAGGTGGTACGCGGCGCTATCACTGCATTGGCGGGGATGATAGTCGCCATAGGCACGGCTCTATACAACGTGATCAAGGGCATGTGGAGCGTGGCTACCGACGACGGCGGCAGAGCGGACTTTGAGAAGGGCTTGCTCGACTTTATCGTTGGCGTGCTTGATGGGTTTATCATCGGGATTACGGGCAACGACAAATGGGCAACCGATCTAACCGCCTGGTTCAAAACCATGGCTGACGACGCAGTGACAGGGATTGAAGAGAAAGTTGATGATTTAATTACCGCTGGTGGGGCTATGGTTCAGGGTCTTATTGATGGCGTAAAAGCCAAGGCGCAAGAGTTAGCCGATTCGGTGCTAGGCACGGTCGAGAACGCATGGCAAGCCGCCAAAGGCTTCTTGGGCATTAGCTCTCCGTCTAAGCTGTTCGCAGAGATCGGCATCAATACGATGCGCGGTTTGGCGGAAGGGCTCAAGAACGGCGAGCCGGAAGTGCTCAACAGTGTGGCGGACCTAGTATCTAACATCGCGGACGCTTTTAGCTCGATGGGCGACGCCATCGGTGGCATGGGCGGCGACGACGTGTTTGCCGAGGGCGGGTTCGAGGACGCCGTCACGCTCATGTTCACACGCATGGAATACGTGACCGTCAAGGCTATGGACTGGCTCAAGCGCATCACGGGCGACTGGAAGAAAGCACTCGAAGAGGCGGCACCACTGGCGGCACTGATCAAGAAGGTGCTGAGTCTGCTGGGCGTTGACCTATCTATGGATATAGCAGAGGACGTACTTGACGATACATGGGGCAATCGGGTAGTAAACTACTTCCGGGCGTTAGAGATTATAGGCGCAAGCGCTATGGATTGGCTGAGCAAGATTAAGCCCGCATGGGCTACTATGCTCGCCACTGCGGCACCACTGGCGGCACTGATCAAAAAGGTGCTGAGTCTGCTGGGCGTTGACCTATCTATGGATATAGCAGAGGACGTACTTGACGATACATGGGGCAATCGGGTAGTAAACTACTTCCGGGCGTTAGAGATTATAGGCGCAAGCGCTATGG